GTGGCGTAGTTCGCATTGCACTGCCTATACGACCAACTCAGCCCGATCACTATTATTTATATAAAATAATATTTGTAGATCGTATTTTTTACTTATTTAAGAACTTCATTACCGAATTAAGTAAATCTGCTGATTCATAAGCACCAACAACTGAACGAGCTGAGCCTGGAGCAGACTTACCTGCTCTTCTTGCTGCCATTCTTGCTCTTGCTGCTGCTGCTCTTTTTGCAACTTCAGGATTACTTGCAATACTACCACTCTTAATAATATTACCTTTAGTCATTTCTTGACCGATATTGAAGGACTTAACATCCTTTTGTCCTACACCTTTTCTTAGTTTGCCCTTTGTGGTCTGTAGTGCTGCTCTCTTTGTTTCTAATTCAACACCCTTTGCAGCGAGTTTCTCTTTTGCTGGATCAGTTCTTGCTGCTCGTCGGCTTCCAGACAGTATGCCATCTTTGGATCTATACCAATGCAATTCGTCTTTACCTAATCTATTTGTTACACCACCAACTGTTCTTGCAGCATCTCTTCTATCTTTCTTTTCTGCTTTTGTGAGTGTTTTAACTGGGGCAGGAACTGGTGCTGCTGGAGCAGGAACTGCTGGTGTTGGTGTTGCTGGTGGTACTGGAGCAGATCCTGTTGGTGATGGAGCAGATCCTGTTGGTGATGGAACCTTTGTTGGTGCTCCTGTTGGTGGAGTTGGTGACTTAGGACCAAGACCAGATGGTGGTAATTTTGTATCAGTTCCTTTTGGTGCTTTTGGTTTACCAGATGGTTTACTTCCTACTCTTGCTTTTGCTAATTCTGCCTTCAATTGTTCAATTTTTCTACTTGAACCACCACCACGACGAGTCATACCATAACCACCATAACCACCACCTCCGCCAACGCCAGATTTGAATCCACCAATTAGACCACCAGGAATTGCACCAAGTGCTTGTGCTCCATACTTAGCAGCACCAACTACACCTTTGCCAATACCTCTACCGATGGATTTTACTACATCCTTAACGGTATCTAAAATACCTTCGTCTAATTGATTAAATTCTTTAAATGTCTTCATGGGGTTCCTTTTTATTAACTACAGTATTTATATTATCTCTTTTTTGTAGTTTTCTTCTTTTTTGCATTCAATGCTGCATTATAACCAGTTCTGTGTCCCTTATCATAAAAGGTAAAACAAATTTGTGCTACAGAACAAACTAAAGCAGCAGACATACAAATAATAAATGTGTAATCAAGCATATCCATATTCAACCTTCCTTTTATTTTTTATTTCTTGTGCTTTATACAATCCATGTGTAAAGCCAGAATGATGACCATGTGAATACCCACGACCATACGCAAAAATGTAAAATTTGATCATACCAATTACAAAAAATGTCACAAGACTTATGGCGAGACTAATTTGTGATATTAGTAGTAGATCCATATTTCCTCCGTTTTGTGTATGTATAAGTCGGGGTGATAGGATTTGAACCTACGACTTTCTGCTCCCAAAGCAGACGCTCTACCAAGCTGAGCCACACCCCGATGAAGTATCTAGTGAAAGGGTAGAGAAGGATTCGAACCCTCGGTAGGCTATTAACCTACTGTTGTTTTCAAGACAACCGCGTTAGACCACTCTGCCATCTACCCAAAAGTGACGAAGATTGGAATTGAACCAATGACTTATTCCGTATGAAAGAATTGTTCTACCATCTGAACTACTTCGTCAAAGCGGACAGAGAAGGATTCGAACCCTCGGAGGCATTCACCTCGTCGGTTTAGTAAACCGATGCATTAGACCACTCTGCCATCTGTCCAAGTGCGCCGAGTAGGACTCGAACCTACGGAGTCTAAAGACAACAGATTTACAGTCTGTCCCAGTTGCCGCTTTGGTATCGACGCGAAGTGGTCAAAGTGGGATTCGAACCCGCAACCCTCGCCGTGTAAAGGCGATGCTCTAGCCGTTGAGCTATTCGACCAAGTGGACAAAGTGGGACTCGAACCCGCAACCCCTGCCTTGCAAAGGCAGTGCTCTCCCAATTGAGCTATTTGCCCAGTACAGTAATCTATTTAGTTAAGTAGGACGGGTGGGACTCGAACCCACACTACACAGATTTTAAGTCTATTGACTCTGCCGATTGGTCTACCGTCCCATGTATTAGTACTATACCATAAACTTCAATGATTGCAATTACAATCCCAAGATTTACCACTATTCTTTTCAGTCTGTTGAGTTTGTTGTGGTGTTTGTTGAACTACAATTTGTTGAACTGGTGGCTGTTGAATAATATATGGCTGTGCATTTTTTGCACTATTAGGATCATCCAAATTAACATAATAATAATCATAATAATAAATTGGATTTCCATACATGTCATAACCAACAACATAAGCAGGATAGTAAACTCTCTTTAGAGTACAACCAGAAAGTAAACAAAACATTAAAATGCAAAATTTAATTTTGAGGTTCTTCATTTTTTACTTCTTCCTTTGGAGAAAGAATATCTGTTACTACTCTTTCAATTGCAGAAATTCTTGAAAGTTGATGAGCAATATTTGCTCTAATATTTTTTAATTCATCACACATTGCAAGTAATTGTTCATTATTCATAAAGCGTGTAGTGAGATTCGAACTCACGAGATCAGAATGGAAATCTGATATGTTACCACTACATCATACACGCAAAAGGTCGAGGTGGGATTTGAACCCACGAATCACGGATTTGCAATCCGTTCTCTTAAGCCACTTGAGTACCCGACCAGTAAATCAAATACCTTTCTCAGCCTTAATCCATGCAGGACAACGACCAAGAGCATCCAACTTACGAAGAGTTTCCTTCTTTGCATTTAGAAGTTGCTCTTGCTTTCTACGACGACGAGATTCATACTTGCGCTTGCGTCTACGACGGAGTTCATGCTTCTTATCAATCATTTCTTTTTTCCTTTCTTCATTCTATCCATATATTGACGACTAGCACGCAGAAGTTCATCTGTTGGAATTAGATCAAGTTCCTCATATCGTGCTTTTCGATCTTTAAAATCTTGCTCAGTTGCGATTGGTGCATTCCAATACTGCCTAATAACATAATCAACACTCTCAATTACTTCTGAAATAACACTATGCATGTATTGTGAATTTGGTGTTGCAAGTTCAACACCTTTTAAAAAATACAATGTTTTTTGCAAACTTTCAATTTCATAATCATCTAGAATGATCTTACGAACAAGTGCATCTGGTTCAAACTTATCCTTCATATGATTCTCCCATTTCTCTTGCTTTCATCCAGTGTTCACGACGATAGTTATCCATTGGTGGAAAATCAGACTTCTTCAAGATAGGGTGATTGAATGCTTCTCGCATCTTTACTAGAGACTTATTCAACTCTTCAATACTATCACCATAAACACTTGACTGACTTACGGTATGATCAATTGGTTCCCCATCAAGATAATAAACCTCATGAATAGCATACCAAGCATCATGTGGATCACCAGTAGTATCATCCATAATAATTCTATAGTTCCAAATTACTTTACCACTCATATTGTTCCTTTCAGATTATTTGCTAACCATTCAATTACATTTACGGTAACTGCATTTCCTAGTTGTTTGTAACGAGTTGTATCGGGTTGTCCATCTGTCCAATTATCTGGAAATCCCTGTAATCTTTCACATTCCAAAGGTGTCAGTCTTCGAATAGTTAGATTATAAGCAACTGCTTGACCATTTGCAAGATCTAATGTGTGAGAAACTTCTTCTGCAACACCATGACCATTTGCTCCTGTTTGTGCTGTACGAACTGCCATTACCATAGCAGCATGAACTGCATTAGAAGCAGCAAGAGTGTGACACGGATCACCCGGTACTCTCGCTTGTCGATTGATTGGTGCAGTAATTTGGAATAAATCATATGGAATAGGTTCTATAACTGCTGACATTCTTCTCTTATCGGGTTCTGCTTGTTGACGGAACAAACTAGAAGAAGTCAAGGTGTCTGAGAGTTGTCCACCGTCCCACCAACTTGTCTCTTGAGAGTTTCCTCCAGAATTGGCGGCAAGATCTTTCCTCTTTTCTCTGCTCGTCGTAAAATTCCCTGACATGCTTTCGGAGAGAGCCAATACTTGCTCGGCACCCCCGATTCGAGAACTTGCGACAATAAAGATGCGCTTGCGTCGTTGTGGCACTCCGAAGAATTGGCTATCAAGAATTCTCCATGCGATTTCCTGACAATCCCACCCTTGGTCCATTTCAGAGAGGAGGACTGCGAAATCCCTTCCTTTATTGCTCGACAACAATCCGGGGACATTTTCGAGTATGACATATTGGGGGTTGATTCCCCGTACAAGTCGCATTGCTTCATAGAATAATCCTGACCTTTCTCCTGCAAGACCTTTACGCTTACCTGCGACGGAAAGATCCTGACATGGAAATCCACCACAGATGATATCAACCTTTTCAAGTTCTTCAACCTTTACTTGTTTGATATCTGAATAAATTTTAGCATTTGGAAAATGCTTTTGTAAAACTTTTCTACAATGTGGATCAATCTCGACTGACCAAGCAAGTTCAAATCCTGCTCGTTCAAAACCGAGATCAAAACCACCAATACCTGCAAATAGTGATCCTACTTTCATTTATTTCTTTTTCCAAACAGTGCAGCGAGTCCTGCACATGCAATCAACATAAAAGACGCAGGTGTTGGAACTGGTGTTGGTTCAGGTTCTGGTGTACCAGGATATGGAATAGCAGGCGTGAGAGGCACACTCATACAGAAACCTTCAACACGATCAAATGTCACCGGAAATGAAAATTGTTGATCAGACATTTGATATATACCAACCAACTGACCATCAAGATATAGTCTATAAATCCAAAGACCAACTGCTTCACCTACAAACATAGTATTACTATATTCTGCAAGTGGAACAGTATTGCCTTGAATCGAATTTCCAAATTCAGTGGTCATTGAGAGTGCAGACTTATATTCTGGTGGATGGGTATATGCCTGTGTAGTATAAGTAGATCCCTCATATGAGGCAGTATATGGAAATTGACCTTGACCGTAAAATGTAGATGTAAAACCCATAAGCATTCTCCTAAAGTGACCCCAACGGGACTCGAACCCGTAGTCATCGCCTTGAAAGGGCGAGGATTTAGCCAGTTAATCTATGGGGCCAAAATACCTGCTTCAACTTTGCGACAATAATCATACATTGCGACAGATGAAGCACAACCAACATTCAAACTTCTAACAGATCCATACTGAGTAATATACAAAATATCATCACACTTGTCAAGAAGTTCTTGTGGAATTCCAACTTGTTCTTGACCAAAAACCATAAGCACATGCTCATTAGTTGGCCAAGTATACTCTTCAATTGGACGAGCATTTCGAACATTATCAATACCAACGATACGAAGTGTACCGTGTTGACGAATCATGTTCTCAATTTTTAGTCCGAGTTGTTGCTCATCCCTACAATGAACAAAACGATTATAATTATGAGTACCAACGGTGCCACGCCTATCATATTGCTTGCTTCCATATAGAATGATCTCCTTTGCAAGAAAGGCATTCGCATTTCTGATCACCGTTGCAATATTAAAATCATTGTACAAATTACTGCAAAGCACAGTAAAATTATGCCTACGCTTATCTAGGTCCGCAAGAATTGCTTCGTGCTTCCAATAATGATAATGATCAATAATGTTTCGCGTTTCTGTCATAAGTAGGATGCCAGAGACTCGAACTCTGCGGTAGGTCGTTATAAGCGACCCTGTGCCACCCGACACATGCATCCCATATCAGTAATATAACTTATTCTTGGTCAGAGTCAACAGAATTCTCAGAAGTTTTGATAACAATCTTGCTCTTCTTATTATTTACATGACCATTTTCATTTTTTGAAAAATAATTAGACTTCTGACGATCATAATCATTTCCAAGACGATAATTTACACTTTCAATATCATGAGACATTAGAAGTGCGTGAGATTGAAAATTATCAAATGCAAAATTAATAATTTCTTGAGAAATCTTAAGTGCTTTCTCTTCTGAAGTATTGATTGGAATATCAATATGAAGACGATACATTAGTACTCCATTCTCACGACACCATCATCGGTCGTGTAATAAATTTCATGAAAAACTTCCTGACACCAAGGAGCACAATGCTCACATGGTTTTGACATTCGTAGTTTCCCAAACTTATTATACCTAACATTTACAAGAGTCAACTTCTTACTACGAAAATTATATGGAATTTTACGGAATGCATCAAGTTCAGAATGCATTTCATTAAACTGATATCCATATTCTTTTGCAAGAGGATGTGTTTTAAAAACATTTCTACCAACAGAAACAACACGATTCTTATAAAGAACAAAAGAAACATGCTTCTTTTGACGATTCATCTTTAAGCAAATTGGATATGCTTCAGAAATTAATTCATCCAAAACAGACATGATCAAATCTCTCCAACATCAATATTGGTGATTGTATTTTTCTTAACATTCTTTTTATCATGCCATTCAGTAAAATAATAAGAAAGATAATCACTATCTGAATTTTTCTTTCTAAGATGCTGAATTTCATTCAGAGCCATCTCTAATGTAGTTGAAATGAGTCTCTCGTTTTCATCTGGACTCATACTTAACATCTCAATATCAACTTTAAGTCTTTCAACAATATCCATACTGTCCATAATAAACTCCTTAAACGCGCTCGGCAAGATTCGAACCTGCGACCTGATGCTTAGAAGGCATCTGCTCTATCCAACTGAGCTACGAGCGCATGATGTCATTCAACTAATGACAACTTTGGTGCTGATACTGTCTTATCTGGAATGATTAGACCACTACCAAAATTTTCATTGTAATTATTTGCTAGTTCTGGTTGTGGAGTAAGAACAAAAAGAACACGCTCCTTATTGATCGTAACTCCTGTTTGATCTACCGTAGTATACGGCAACCAAGGGGCTAATGCAAGTTCTCCCTTACCAACTGGAACAATAATTGCTGGATTTTTAATTGAATATACATTTTCAATTAGTTCGATCTTTGCGATTATTTGTTCTCCGCTTACCAGTCCGATTAGTTGTACATTGCTCATTTTTTAATTTACCTTTCTTTTTTCCAAAAATATCATCCCAATTTTTTGAATATTGTTCCCAATCTACGGGTCTATATGTATCACCTTTACCTGCTGAGTGTTTACCGCCCATCTTCTTCCTCTTTTAAATCATAATAATAACTATCATCTTCACCTTCAATTACCCATCTATCACTTGTTCCTTCACATCTAAAATTTTTATGATCAACTTTATAATCAGGATTTTGTGGAAATGGTTTTGTAACAAAAGACATATGTTTCCAATATATTCTATTATTTGGTTGTAAAGCGTAACAACCATTATCCAATTCAACCATATGTAAACATTTATATTGTGTTGGTTCATCACTATATGAATTATCATACCAATCAAATGTCATCATGTAATTACCCCAAAGTTCTTTTTTATCTTTTAAAATTATTTTTGCTCTTGCACCTTTTAAATAATCATAAACAATATTTGTGCAATTTATAGAAAAACAATCCCATAATTGTAAATAATCTAATTGAATATTGGGAGCATTTTCTTTGTGACATAACATATGAATTGGAACTCTACTTCTAACCAAACCATCATCAGTCATTACATGAAAAAGTAATGCTCTATCTGGATTAGATTGTGCTCCAAATACAGTAACCTTTACAAATTCACCAACATGATCTTTGTGTTGGTACATCTGTTCTTTTCTCATGTAACAATAAAAATGTGGAATATTTACATTTAACATAAAGCCATATATCGGATTCGAACCGATGACCTGTGCTTTACAAAAGCACTGCACTGCCACTGTGCTAATATGGCAAACTCTTGAAACTGGACTCGAACCAGTGACCCGTGAGTTAACAGCTCACTGCTCTACCAACTGAGCTATTCAAGAATAATTCCTTTGCCTAGATTCGAACTAGGAAAAAGAGAACCAAAATCTCCTGTGATACCGTTTCACCACAAAGGAATCAAATACTTTCTTTATCACCCGAGAAAGTAATTTCATGTAAATCCGAACCACTACTAAACATTAAAGTATCTTGAATATAAGCAGACATCATAGCAAAACTTGTACAATTCATGTATTCATTTCCATGAATGACCTTAAATTCTCCAACCTTCTTGAGAACATCACACTTATTTATGATGAGTTCAGTACAACCCGATAAGACGATAGACTTCTTCAACTTATCAAGGTTCAACCAATTCACCAATCGTTTACGACCCGTAGTAGAACCAAATTCTTGACCCTCCTCAATAATTCGATTCAGTACGGGATCATTCCATAATGTTTCGGGGAAGAGTGGATCTTTACCACTCTTTGTATCATATGCCTTTGCAACACCAATCAATCTGCGAATCTTCTTCGGAGAGAAACCAAGAGAACATGCAGAGTATGGCATTGTTGAACTACTAGTTACGAATGGATAATCACCATGATCAATATCAAGCCAAACACTTTGTGCTCCTTCACAAAGCACTCTACCTGATAGTTCACCATCCCACAACCACTCCGAAATAAAATATTCCTTTGCTCTCCTACCTCTACGCAACATCTTATCTGAATAGCAAGGAGCAATTCCTTGAGAAGTTGTTCCTAAGTGACCAAGATTCTTCTTGTCCCACTCAATATGTTCTTCGGTGATAATATGTGCATTTGGATGAATTTTGATAAGAGAAGTATCAAATCCTGCTGCACGAAGTCCACGGATCTCTTCAAAGAATTTATCTGGGTTAATTACACATCCCGGTCCAATTACACACTTCTTACCTGCAAAGATACCGGATGGAATAATATGAGTTTTAAATTTTTGTCCATTTACATAAACAGTGTGACCAGCATTTGGTCCACCGTTCCAACGACAAACATAATCATATTTTGGAGCAAGAGCATTAGAAATCTTTCCCTTGCCTTCATCACCCCATGCTAAACCATAGATCACATCTACATAATCAATCATTTAATCCCAACTCCTCATCAAGTTGTGCGAGTCTATCCATTGCTGCTCTAGATTCTTCCATCTGCTTAAGTTTTATCTTATTAGCAATTTGCATTAGACGCTCGCCTTCTGGAAGAAAATAACCATCAATCATATAGTCATTCTGTGCAACATAGATCAAAAAAGTATGATCATTCAATTCATTATAGGGATTATCAATCATTATTATTCTCCTGAGTAGGACGGGTGGGATTCGAACCCACACTATGGACATTTTGAGTGTCCCGACTCTGCCGTTGGTCTACCATCCCAAAAGTGCCCCCTGTAGGAATTGAACCTACGACCTATTGATTAAAAGTCAACTGCTCTACCAACTGAGCTAAGAGGGCATAAAAGACGGTTTTGGTTGTATCCGGTAACTACTACTGCCTTACGGGCATTCGTCACCTTCGTATCAGGAACCGTAAACCAACCAGTGAAACGGTTTTGTTAGTCGAGGTACTACAGAAGGTTTGCCGTAAACCATCTCTGCTCGCTCGGATATGTTATCCCACATACCGACAAGGTTTTTTAATAATATACTATAAACAATAAAAGTAATTTTAATGTAACCACATAATATTATTATCAAAGTTCTTCATAGTGTGTTTCCTTTATTATTTTCTCTGACTCGTATAGTATACGACTTTTATCGGACTCCGCAAGGAAAAAAGTAAAGTTTTATAAGATTTTTTTGAGGGGTCAAATGCAAATATTCAAATTTCAATTTTCTTGAAATATATTATTTAACTGACGATTTACACGAATAAAAGTTGTACACTTTGACAAATCCTTAAGTCTTGCTGCACCAACATATGTGCAAGCAGAACGGACACCACCAAGTATCTGTTGCATCACGCTGGCAACTGGTCCAGTCTTTTTAACAAATACTTTCTTTCCTTCTGCTGCACGATAAGTAGCAACACCACCGGAATGCTTTTCCATTGCTGTAGCAGATGACATACCATAGAACTCTTTACCGTTCTCTGTTTCTCGTCCTGCAGACTCATCAGTTCCTGCAAACATACCACCAATCATAATAAAGTCTGCACCAGCACCAAATGCCTTTGCTACATCACCAGGACAAGTACAACCACCATCTGATAGTACATAACCACCAAGTCCATGTGCTGCATCAGCACACTCCATGATGCAAGAGAGTTGAGGATAACCAACACCAGCAACCTTACGAGTTGTGCAGACAGATCCTGGTCCAATTCCTGCCTTGATGATATTTGCACCAGCAAGAATCAATGCTTCAGTCATTTCACGGGTAACAACATTACCTGCAATAATAACATGATCTGGAAATAAACCACGAATAGTGCGAACATAGTTCACAAACTTTTCTGTATAACCATTTGCAACATCTAGACAAATAAATCGGACATGCTTATGAGCATTTAATATTTTTTCTGCTTTTTGAATTTCTGTTAGGGTTGAAGAGTCGTTTCCCATTCCCATTGTATAATCT